GGAGGGAGGGGGGGAAATAAAAAGGGTTTAGTTTTTTTGTTTAGCACACCTTATATCGCTGCTATAGATTTTAGGATATAGGGTATACCTACTTTATCTACTCTTTTATATTTATTTTTAATAAGTACTTGACAAAACCGCTCAGGCGGGTAAAACCTACCCACCTTCGCGTTAGCCTGCTTATAACCTATTGTATTTATTAATATTATATACTTATTTAAATACTATGTTAGAGTAGCTTCGCTACTATACCCCTATATATATAGGTATACATCCCCCCGGCGTAACAATATTATATCACACTTTTCTTCATTTGTCAAGAAATAAATTATATTTTTACATATTTATACTTATCTATTGACTTTTAATCAAAAGTATGGTATAATAGATACTTAAGTAAGTAATATGAGAGGAAAGGTATGACCAGACGTAGACGTAAGAAGTCAGGTACTAGAGAGTGGTGGAGTGATAACCAAAGGATAGAGGCAGTAACAGCCTATCTAGCTTGTGGTAGTCCTACCCAGGTATGTGTAGCTCTGGGGATTCCTCTCCCCACTTTTAATAGATGGAAAACCTCTACATGGTTTAAAGAGCTTGTTGAGCAACTTCGTAATGAGGATACTCTAAAGCTAGATGCTAAACTAACCCGTATTGTAGAGAAGAGCCTTGTTCAGATAGAAGATCGTCTTGATAATGGTAACCATAACTATAATCCGCGCACTGGTGTGTATGACCGGGTTCCTGTTAAGCTAGCAGATATAACCAAGGCAGCTAGTTCCCTCCTGGAGAGGCAGGCTAAGATTCGAGAACTGCCAGATAAAGTCGAAATAGACAAGACTATTGATGCAAGACTTGCTAAATTAGGAGACGAATTCAGTAAATTTGCCAAGGCTAAGACAATAGAAGGTACAGCTGAGGTGATAACAAATGCCTAAGCCTTTTAAACGGGCTGTAAGCCTTTCTAGTTACCTAAGTAATGGGGTAGCCAGGGATAAAGTGTTTAAACCTGCTGGAGAGGCTATAAAGGGGCTCTATGGCTAAATTAACAGCCGAGATTCTAGAGGGATTCACAAACACTGTCTTAAGAAAGAATTTTGATGATCCGGCAGATACACCTGAGTTCCACCGTGAGATGTGGAGATATCTGTGTAGTGACCATAAGCAGGTAGCTATAGCAGCTCCTCGTAGCCATGCCAAGAGCACCGCAGGGACTCATGCCTTTGTGCTGGCTTCTATACTGTTCAGGGATGCTTCTTATGTTCTGGTTGTTTCAGATACTGTTTCCCAGGCAGTTCAGTTTCTTGGTGACATGAAGCGAGAGCTTCTGGATAATGAAGATCTTCGTAATCTCTTTGGTGTTGAGGCTTTCCTCAAGGATACAGAGGATGATCTGATTGTTAGCATGGATGATGGGTATCAGTTCCGTATCCAGGCTAAAGGTAGCGAGCAGAAGGTTCGAGGTCTGAAATGGAACAGCAAGCGGCCAGATCTTATTGTTGGTGATGATCTAGAGAATGATGAGATCGTTATGAACAAAGATCGCCGTACCAAGTTCAAACGATGGTTCTTTGGTGCACTACTTCCGGCCAAGTCTGACAAAGGTCGTGTCAGGTTAGTAGGTACTATTCTACACCTGGACTCCTTGTTAGAGAATCTAATGCCTGGATCTCAGCTTGGGGTAACCAAGCAGAAGGCTCTTATAAGAGAAGATCTTAAAGAGTACACAGATGTTAGACTACCTTGGAAATCAATTAAGTACAGAGCACATACTGATGACTTCTCTAAGATATTGTGGCCCCAGAAGAAGACAGCAGCTGAGTTTCGTTCTCTTAGAGATGACTACATTAAGCAAGGTTTAGCTGATGTGTACTCTCAGGAGATGCTCAATATCCCTCTTGATGAGAGTGATACATTCTTTAGAAAGAACGATTTTCTTCCTATAAAGAAAGAAGATCGGGAAAAGAAACTTAATTATTATGTAGCAGCTGACTTGGCAATTAGCCAACGAGAGCGTAGTGACTACACTGTATTTACTGTTGCTGGTATAGATGATAGTGGTCGAATCCAATTGGTAAATGTTATTAGAGATAGATTTGATTCTCTGCAGATTGTAGATACTATTCTTATGCTGCATAAACTGTATAAGCCGGAACTCATTGGAATCGAATCTGGTGCTATTCAGAAAGCCATTGGTCCCTATCTTAATGAAGCTATGGTCTCTCAAGATACATATCCCCACATTGTTTTATTAAAGCCCAGTGGCGATAAGATCACACGAGCTAGATCAATGCAAGCTAGAATGAGAGCAGGTGCGACCAAGTTTGATAAAGAGGCTGACTGGTATCAAGCATTCGAGGATGAGCTGCTACGCTTCCCAAGAGACAAGCATGATGACCAAGTAGACGCATGGGCTTACATTGGGCTAATGCTTGACAAAATGATCGTAGCGTTATCTCCAGAAGAGGAAGAGGAAGAAGAGTACCGGCTCTCCCTAAAGGATCAACCACAAGGTCGTAACTTAGTTACAGGATACTAAATAATATATGGAATTAGACAAAAAGTTAAATATAAAGGAGATCATGACTCTCCCTAACATAGCTACTGAACTAAGTAAAGAAGATCTTAACAAGATAGGTATCTTCTGTAATCTAGGTTTAGAAGCTGATATAGTCTCTCGCTCGGACTGGGAGCGCCGTACTGAGCAAAGCCTAAAGTTAGCTCTCCAAGTAGCAGAAAAGAAGTCGTTTCCTTGGCAAAATGCTTCTAATGTTAAGTTTCCTTTAGTAACTATAGCAGCTTTACAGTACCATGCAAGAGCTTACCCAACTTTGATAACATCAGATGTCCCAGTAAAATGTCGGATCTTTGGAGAAGACAAACTTGGAGAGAAGGCAGCTAGAGCGAAGCGAATAGAGAATCATATGAGCTATCAAATCCTGGAGCAAGATCAAGACTGGGATTCTGAGATGGACAAGGTTCTCATTACTCAACCTATTATTGGGTGCGCTTTTAAGAAAACATACTTTGACCCAATAGAAAAGATTGTTATCTCAGAGAATATTCTGGCACGAGATCTTGTAGTTAATTATTGGACTAAGAGTCTAGAAACTGCACAAAGAGTTAGTCATATTCTCTACTATACGTCTAATGATATTTATGAGCGAGTAGCCCGAGGTCTTTGGTGTGATATTAGTATGTCTCATCCGAATCAACCAGTACAACCGCAACTATCTATTAGTGCTGACAAGGCACAAGGAATGTCTAGACCAGAGGCTACTGATGAAACAACCCCATATGAGATTGTAGAACAGCATGTTAATCTAGACTTGGATGATGATGGTTACGCCGAGCCTTATATCGTAACATTTTTACGTAGTACTAAAGAAGTACTTCGTATTGTAGCTAGATATAATTTAGCTAGCTTAGAATATAATGAGAAGAAGACCAAACTACTTCGTATTAAGGGAGAAACTTACTTCACTAAGTTTCCTTTTGTGCCTTCTCCAGATGGTGGTTTCTATGATCTTGGTTTTGGTGTATTACTAGGCCCATTAAATGAATCTATTAATACTATCCTTAACCAACTAGTTGATGCTGGTACTATGGCTAACACTGCAGGTGGCTTCTTAGCAAAAGGTATAAAAGTCCGGGGTGGCAATTATAACTTTTCTCCTCTTGAATGGAAGCATGTTGATACATCAGGTGATGACTTGCGTAAAGGAATTGTACCTCTTCCTGTGAGAGAACCTAACCAAGTGCTCTTTACATTGCTTAACCTTCTCATTAATTATGGTGAACGTATTGGTATGTCGGTTGATATTCTAACTGGACAAAACCCAGGTCAGAATACACCTGCTGAGACTAGCCGTACTATGGTTGAACAGGGTATGAAGATCTTTAGTGGTATTTATAAACGTACCTATCGGGCACTTACTCATGAGTTCCGTAAAATATATAGACTTAACCAATTATATTTAGATGATGAGCTACAGTATATAGCATCTGATGATAGTGGTGGTGGTCTTATTTTTGCAAAAGACTACATGGGGTTACCAAGTGATGTTCGTCCCACAGCAGACCCAAATATTGTGTCGGACTCGCAACGTATTATGCAAGCAGAGGCTATCCGAAATGCCTCAAAAGAAGCTCCTATCTATAATAGATATAAAGTAGAAGTTCGTTATCTAGAAGCACTAAAAGTTTCTAATATCGACGAGATTTTGCCAGACCCAGAAGGGCCTAACGCTGTTCCACAGGGGGTTAATCCTAAAATACAGATTGAGCAGATGAAAATGCAAGCTCAACAGGCGAGTGATAACCTACAAATGAAGTTAGGTCTCCTTAAATTAATAAATGAAGCTGAACTTAATCAAGCTAAGATTCATAAATTAGAGGTAGAAGCGGAGTCATTAAAAGCAAGTGACAAGCAAAATATGCATTCCGCTCGATTAAATGAAATTAATACTATGATTGGACTAGCAAAGGAACGACGAGAGGCTACATTAAGCTCCGTGGAGACTATGATGAAAGTATTTGATAGTATGAAGGCGCAGGAGAACCCCCAAGGTCCAATGGAACCTCCGAAAGAAGAGACTCCTATGTTGCCAGGTGAACCTGGTTTGCTCGAGGTAGCACAATGACTGAGGAAGAGTTTGGTCACTGGCGGCAACTAGATATTACTAAGAAATTATTCTCTAAATTAAGAGAAGAAGCAGCTGAAAAAAGTGATGGTCTTGTCTGGAATAGTTATGATGACCCTGAAATTGTTAAGGGATACATCAGAGCTTACCGTAATATAGTTAATATGGAGTATAGTGATTTATATGAATAAAAGTGGTATCCACCCGAAAGGGCATCGTCTCTTAATTAAACCTTTAGAGATCCAAGAAAAGACAGCAAGCGGTATTATTGTTACTACAGCTAGTAATAAAGAGCGTGAAGATATGTCTAATACTACAGGAGAGGTTATTGAAGTAGGTCTTGGTTGTTGGTTAGATACAGAGGAGCCTTGGTGTACAGCAGGGGACCGTATCGTCTTTGCTAAGTATGCTGGTCTGCTGTATTTAGGAAAAGATGGTGTTAAATACCGTATTATTAATCAAGATAATGTAGTAGCCACCCTTGACGGGGATGTCAAGTTAGTTGATCCATATTTATCAAAGGGAGTTTAGTATGCAAGATGAGATTATGCCGATTGAGCAAGAAGCACGTACACAAGGTTGGGTTCCCCTAGACGAGTTCCGTGGCCCAGAAGAACACTGGACGGATGCGGAAACATTTGTCAAGCGTGGTTATGAAATTAATCCTATTTTGCGAAAGCATAATAAGGAACTAAAGAGTGAGCTTGAAAAAGTAAAGTTAGATGCTAAAGAAGCCATTGATGCTGCTAAAGAGTTTCGTGAATATCAAAAAACTGAGTTTGAGAAGAAACGAAAAACTCTAGAAACAGAACTAGCTCAACTCCGAGCACAACGGAAGGATGCTATTAGTTCTGGTGACGGTGATACTGTAGATGCTATCGAGCAGCAGATGGAACTAGTAAAGGATGAAGTAGCTTCTATTAAAGAGCCAGTAGAAAAACCAGTTGTTGCCCCTCCGGCACAGGTGGATGCTACTCTCCAGCGTTGGCTAGATAAAAATGATTGGTATGGAGTAGAAGAAGAAGTAACTGAGCTAACTAATACAATAGCTGCATCTCTTCGTAAGAAGAATCCAGGTATTGTCGGGCAAGACTTTCTAGATGCTTTAGATGAGCGTCTTATAGAACGTGGTCTTAAGAAAGTAAAGACTGTTACTCAATCAGTAGAAGGCAATAGTGGCCGTCGCGCTGCCGCTCCCTCTAAAAAGAGTTATGCTAACTTACCAGCAGATGCAAAAGCTGCCTGTGATAAGTTTGTTAAGCAAAAGTTAATGACACAAGAAGAATACGTGCAAGCGTATGACTTTGACTAAGGAGAAATAGATCATGGCAGCTGCACTTACGTTGGAAGAGAAAAAGGCCCGAGCAGAAGCAGGACTAGTCGCTAAGAAATCCCAGTCCTCAGAGCGAAAACGTAATGTTTTCAATGGTACTGAGGGTAAGTTGAAAGTTAATAACGAAATAGAGGGTTATCATTTGTATATCTTTAATGATACTCCAGGTCGAATTAGCTCAGCTTTAGATAACGGCTACGAATTTGTTTCCCCAGAAGAGGTAGGTGGTGTGAGTGAGAATGTAGTGTCTCGTAATACAGACCTCGGAGATAAGGTTCGTTACTTGGTTGGGCAAGCAGATGGTAGTCCTCTTTATGCTTACCTAATGAAGATCAAACAAGAATGGTGGGATGAAGATCAATCCACACTGCAAACTAAAAACAATGCTATTGATGCTGCTATCAAGTCTGGCCAGAATGTCAAAGGAGACTCTGGCAAATTCTATGATGGAGGTATTAGTATCAAAACTTAATAAAGGAAGAAAATGGCAAATATTAATGCCCCGAAAGGCTTTAGCCCAGTAGGAAATCTCCAAGGAGGTTCTTGGAATCAACAAGGTCGCTTGTATGCTATCCCGACCAGCGACACAACCAACAGTTATGCTGTAGGCGATGTTGTAATGTCGGCAACATCAGCTGATCCTGATGGTGTTCCCTATGTTCAAAAATGGGGTGGTGCTACTACTACTTCAGCTCTACCTCTGGGTATTATTGTTGGTATCCGTGTAGCTGACCCTGGTGTGTCTCTTGTAGCCTCATCTTTGGATCTTACTCAATCATATATTTCGGCAGGTACTCGCACTGCAGTACGTTATGTCTATGTTGTAGATGATCCGATGGTTCTCTTTGAAGCTCAGTTTGATGCTACTGCAATTGCTCTAACTGATCTGCATAAGAATGCAGCTGTTACTGTTACTGCCAATCAGACGCTTACACAATCTGCGCCTATGTCTAGCTTGGTGCTTACTGGTCCTGCTGTTACTGCTACGCTGCCAATTCGTCTTCTTGGTTTAATTCAACGTCCTGACAATGCTACTGGTGCATATGCTAAAGTTTTGTGCAAGTGGAATTATCATGAATTTGGGGTAACTGCTGGTGCTTCTGGCACTGTTGTTAGTTATCTTGCAGTTTAATTAATTAAGGAGAATTTAAATGGCAGGTGTAATTACTACTGCAAGTCACCCAAAAGCACTATGGCCTGGTATTAAAGCATGGTGGGGCCAGGTCTACGACGAGCATCCTGTTGAGTATACAGATCTTTTTGATACTGATACCTCAGATATGAACTACGTAGAGGATGTGCAATTGTCTGGTTTTGGTTTGGTCCCTCGTAAAGCTGAGGGTGCTGGAGTAAACTATGACAGTGAGATCCAAGGTTTTACAACTCGGTACACGCACATTGCATATGCTCTTGGTTATATTGTTACCAAGGAAGAACTTGATGACAATCAATATGAGCAAGTGTCTAAGCGGCGTGCTAGTTCTCTCGCAATGTCTTTTCGACAAACGAAAGAGAATGTAGGCGCTAATATTTATAATCGTGCTTTTAATAGCACGTACAAAGGTGGTGATGGTGTAGAGCTTTGCTCAACAGCCCATCCTAATACAGCGGGTGGTACTTGGTCTAATAAGCCAACCGTGGATGTAGATTTGAGTGAAGCAGCTCTTGAAGATGCCGTCATTGCAGTTATGGGCTTTACAAATGATCGTGGTTTGTTGATCTCTGTAATGCCGCAATCTCTGCATGTCGGGCGACAAGAACTCTTTAACGCTCAACGTATCCTGCAGAGTACATATCAAACAGGTAACGCTAATAATGACGTAAATGTTATTAAGAGTGGTAATTACCTACCTGGTGGGTTTAAAGTAAATCATTACTTTACTTCTCCACATGCTTGGTTTATTCGTAATGCTATCCCAGGTAAAACAGGTCTTAAGTACTATGAGCGTGTTGGCATTTCCTTTGATCAAGATAATGATTTTGATACAATGAATGTTAAGGCTAAGGGTTACGAGCGTTATTCGTTCGGTTGGACTGACCCTCGTGCTGTATATGGCGTGAACGGACCATAAAGGTAACTTAGTATGGGCAGGGAACGCATGGATCAAATGAGTGCTGCTCCCTCTCTACTACAACAGATAAAGACCAAGATCGCAGGTAAAGGCGGTCTTGGTTCTGGCAGTGTAGAGAAAGCTAAGCAATCTATTCAAGATCGTAATAAAACAAATGAAAAGGCTTTGAAAGAAGCTAACTAATCCGATTGACGGGGAGGATTTTCCTCTCCGTTCTTTCTTAGAACGTCAATAGGAGATTTATAATATGGCATCACCAACTCGTTTCCCCGCAGGTGTATCTACACAATCTGTAACCCAAACCCTAGCTAACTTTCCTATGCCCGATCCTAGTAAAGTCTATGTAGACTATCATGATTTCGATCAGTATGTAGCTGCTGACTGGACTGTTACTAATACTACTTCACATCAAACTATTGGCCTCGTTACTGGTGCCGGTGGTGTACTTTCCTCAGTTGGTGGTGGTGCAAGTGTCACCAACGATATTGGGGCTATTCAATCAAGCCCACTAGATATTAACTTTGCTTCAACTCAACCAGTGTGGTTTTACACTGGGATTAAAGCTACTTCAGCGATTAACAATCAAATCCTGACAGGTATTACTAGCTCCAATGCTGCTCTAGCTCCTACTGATGGTATTTATTTTAATAAGGCTGCTGGATCTACTGCAATTGATTTTGTAGTACGTAAGGCTTCTACTTCGACTACGCAAACTGCTGTAGCTACTTTAGTAAATAATACTTACATCCGGTTAGGTTTTTATTATAATGGTAAGGATTCAGTCGACGTGTTTGTTAATGATGTCAAGGTGTATTCACAAACTGTACTTACTAACCTTCCGACTGCTACTGCTTTAGGCAAGACTGTTGGTGTTAAAGCTGCTGCCACTTCTCCAACAACCGCTGACGTAATTGTAGACTTTTCTCTAGCTGCCCAAGCACGATCCTACTAACAGAGGGATAGATAAATGAGTAATTCAACATCTATCAAGATCCTTCAAGATGGGCCTAGAAATGTAACAGTTAAGTTTGAGGGTGTCTTAGACACATCTGACTTAGGTTCAACTACTATTCTAGATCCAGCCCTACTTAGTGATATGGGAGACTTTGGTCAGAAAGCCACTAAACTTCGTATTAATAAAATTCAATATATGATAGAAGATACATTATCTGTCAACTTATTTTGGGATGCCACTACTCCAATCCGTATAGAGGAGCTAGTGGGTCGCGGTGTGTTTAAGCATGGTAAGTTTGGTGGGATCAGTCCTACTGTAGCAGAAGTAGGTTCTGCTGGTTGGTCCGGTAAGATTACTGCCACTACCCAAGGTTGGGCTGCTAGTGCTGTACTAGCTTTCTCAGTTGTTCTCGAATGTATTAAAGGATAATGTTACCCTACATTGATAGAGAGTCTGGGAATCTTAAGACTGAGTCGGGTCCAGGTACTCTTATCACTGACGTAGTATCTAGCACAGTAATGTACTTAGGCAAGGCAGCTTGTGGGGCTGATACCTCACAGGCTGTCTGGCAAGTACTAAAGTTAATTACAGATACTAATGGTGGGATAACTATCTCATACGCAGATGGTGATCCCCATTATGATAATATATGGACTAACCGAGCAAGTCTTACCTATATACCATAGAAAAGGAATTACATATGATAGAGCCTCTTGTTTATACAATTAAAGGTAACCTTCCTATTAAAGATTTAGAATATTTTTATTTCTGGGAAGAAACAGATGATTATATTAAATTCTCTGAGGGATATAAATTAGATAACGAAGTTATTAAACAGTCAGCACATATTAAAATAAAGCGTGGTCAAGATCTTAACACAACTCTTGAAGAACTTTGATAGGGATACTACATGGCTAATACACAAGCGATACCAAAAACATTTCGCCTAGATTTACTTAATGGACTGCACGCCTTTGGTACTAGTGTAGTTAGGGGAAGCACAGCAGCAGACTCTTTTAAGGCTGCTTTATATCTTACAACAGCTACCATAGATGCAACAACTACAGCTTATACAACCACAGGAGAGGTTACCGGGACTGGCTATACTGCTGGTGGGATCGCTGTTACAAATGCAGTAGCTCCTGCTAATACAGGAGGCACAGGAGTTGTATCATTTTGGACACCCTCTGGGCCACTAGCTTTTGGCACAGTAACTTTAGCAACCCCATTTGACTGCGTAATGATATACAATAATACGGCTACCGGGAAAAATGCAGTCTCTGTAAATACATTCGGGTCTACCACAGTAACAGGAGCTACCTTTACTCTTACTATGCCAACAAATGATTT